GTCTTTTAGGTATTCTTTCGCGGTTTCGTTTGATACCTCAATTCTAATGAGTTGGTCAAGGGAGTCATGTGTAGGTACTGTTTCATATTTACCATAATATTCTTTAATCAATTGCATTAATAACCTACAGTATTGGTCATCAAAATAGGTCGGTTCTATGGATTCTACTATATTATCCGCGAACTTAGTATCTACAATTAAAAGTGAGAGTAATTTCAATTGAAATTTATCCCCGAGGTATCCGAAATTTCTGTCTGTCATTTTATTAAATTATTTATTAATAAATATATTATTTATTTTTATTCTACGTGGTTTGATGTTCATAGTATCTATTAACATTAACATATTTTCTCTTACTCAAACACCTCTGAATCTTTGAAATTATAGACGGTATCAAGCCTTTTATGTTTACTGAGTATCTAATTTTAGGAGGGAAAACCATTCCGGTAAATCTCTCGATAATAATTACCTTCCCATCTACTCTGATTTCAAAGGTAAAGTAGTCTTCTTCCTCTCTTTTTGTGTCTTTAACTACGGAGTTTTTGTTGGAGAAGGGATTGTGATTTGTCCAAAGAAAATCTTCACTTTTCTTCTTCAAATAAGTTTGTATTGTTTCTACAACCTCACCTAATTCCCATCTTAATTCCATTGAGTTTTTACTATTATCGTTATACCCTCTTATGTTGAAGTATCTTTGGCAAACTATGTTACCATTAATTCTCAATATGAACTCAAATTTGTCTGTGTACTTACTTCTTGTTTTTTCCATTTTTTGTTTCGTTATTTTTAAGTGTTATAAATGGTATTAAAAATTCTGACTGGTCTTCGTATGAAGCTGGTATGATATTAACTAATCCATCTTCTATCATCATTTTTATTACATTTTTGTAATCTCGTCCTGTAGGATCTAAGTTCAAGTTTACTAAATCTTCTACATTTTTCCTAGCCCCTTCATCAATAAAAGGCTCCTTTAAGTTAATTATTTTTTTATTTATTTGGTAGAGTTCGTCGCCAAATACCCCTCCGTTACTTGTTCCTGTTTTTATATTGTTTAATACTTTGGTAATTCTCCAATTATCCCCTTCGTATTCTATTTTTTTAATCTCATCTAATTCTACTTTTCTTGTTTTAAGTTCTGGTACTAACTCCCCCAATCTTTTAGGTGATAAACCTTTAATACCCAGAATGTTGTCAGAAGCATCTCCTATTAACATTTTAACTAAACAAACATTCTTAGGTAAATAATCTAGTTCCCTGGTTGTTAAAACGGTATCTTCCTTTACTAATTCTTTTTTATCAAGTAGGAATACATGGACACCTTCATTTACTAACTGTACAATATCTCTATCAGCGGTATATATCGTAATTAATTCATTATCTTTTTTATTAATACAATAATAAGCAATTAAATCATCAGCTTCGGTATTATTATGAACATATTGTCTAATATATAATTCTTCTAAATATTGTTGTGTCCTTAATTTTTGTCGTAAGAAGGAGTCTGAGTCATAGTTACTACTCTTCTTTCTATTGGATTTATAATTTGGATATATCTTACGCCGAGCCGAATTACCGTCAACACCATCCCAAAAAACAACAACTTTATCATAGTATTTCTCAGATAAAGATTTTCTAAGAATATTAATAAATTGGAATAACCCTCCTATGTGTTCTTTTTTTTCATTAAAAACATTCTTAGCGCCAAAGAACGTTCTTTTTAGAAGAGCGTCTCCGTCGACCACTAAAGTCTCTATTTGTTTTTGATTGTTTCTTGGTCTCAACTCATGGTAATTAAAAGGTTAAACATTAGATTCTGTTAGGTCGAAATTACCATCGTCGATTTTTTCACCTGATTTTTCAAATTGTTCAACCCAATAACTTGAGTGTTCTTCTTTGTACTTCTTTATGTCATTAGCGTCATCATTAATGAAACTATGTGGTGTTACTATTACTCTACCATCGGAGAAACCGATACCGTTTACGTGATTCTTAAGAATTGATATCTTTGTACGTGTTGCGAAGGAAACTTTTCTACCATTTTTAGTTGCACTAATCTTTGAGGTTCCGCTGTTTTTTTGATTTCCGAATAAGAACACTAAAGTAGAATTAAGAAAGATTGCTTCACCTCCTTTCATTTTAATCCTTGGTTGACTAAACGGGTTATCTGGTAACTCAACCCATGGTTGGTTAACAATTATAAGAGTATTAGTAAATTTAGAACTTTCTTTTCTAGACCCTGTGATTCTTTGATTGATTCCCATACCTATCTTATCTGCTAAGGTACTTGCATTGTGCATTTTACCACCTTTTCCTTCAAAAGTCATTTTACAAGGTACTGAACCAACGGAGTCCCAGAAGAAAACTAAATCATAAGGAATATTACCTTTTTGTTGTTCATCTATTAACTCATTTATATAATCAGTAATTTGTTCTATGTAAGAGAAACCATCATTAAATAAGAAAGTACCACTCCATTCCCCTTCTTCATTCAACTCACAATCAAAACCCATTAGTCTTGCGTGTTCAAAATCCCACTTTTGTTCGGTGATTAAGAAAACAGGTAATTTACCCTTTTTCTGTACATCTACAGCGGCCTTTACTAAAGCCGTGGTTTTTCCAGTGTCAGAATGACCTAAAAATACATTTATATGTCCTTCTGCTGGTCCTGGTATACCACAAGCTTTGTAAAATGCTTCACCTACATCAAAGAAACTATCTTCTTTATATTTTGCTTTAGTACTGTACTTACCTTGTAAGTCTTCTAATGAAAACGCCTTTTTCTTTATTGATTTCGCCATTTTTATATTTATTAAAACGGCATATCATCCATGTTAATCTCTGTACCTTTATCTAATTCTGATATTGTTGTATTACTAACATTAGATGTTGGTTTTGGAGTAACCTCTTCTTTTCTTTCGTAAGGATTTTCTCCTTTAGCTACTTTTTCAAGAAATTGTTCATCCTTTTTAACATAAACATCTCTAAATGTTTCTGTATTAGCCATCCAAAGTTTAGCTTTTTCAGTGTCTGTTGTTAACATAGCTGGATCCTCAGCCATTATTGTTGAAACTGTAGTATACATTCCGTGACCACTTGGTAATTTAACCGCTTTTAAGATTAAGTTAATGTCTCTTCCTTCTCTTGGGTTGGTTATGTCTCCTTTCTTCTGAAATAGAGGGATTAATTTATCCATTATTCCATCTCCTTTGTAATTATGCTTAAATCTCCAGAATTTAACCCCTTCTTCTTCCTTATCTCTATCGATAACTCTAACAACGTAAAATTTTCTTGGTTTGTATTGTCTTGCCAATACTTTATCTTCTGGGTCCCCTGTCATTAATAAAGCCTCATTAACTTCAGTAATAGGACTTCTTTCACTATCGTTCTTACCTGGGTCATAAAGTTTTTGCCATTTACCATCAATTTGTACCTCATGAAACCAAGCTTCTTGGAATGGTGATTCTCCATCTTTAGGAGGTAAAATTCTAACTGTTCTTTCTCCGCTTGTTTCTCCTTTTGGTAAAAAGGGTGCGAAATACTTTGTAAGGTCTGTTTTCTTTTTTTCGGTCCCCATTCCAGACTTGTTGGACTCGTACTGTTTGAGGATTGAATCTAATATATTGCTCATTTTTTTTCTTTTTTTAACTGGTTAATTAATATTTTTATAACTTAAATATACAAAACAAATACCGTAAAGTAAACACGCTGCATACATAAAAACCCAACTTTATTAGGGTTGGGTTAATGTTATACTTTTTTATGGTGTGTGTCAAATATCTTGGGTTACCAATCGATACATAGTAGTATCCCGACACCAATCACAACTGCAAATATCCACCAGAACATTGCGATAACTGGTTCTTTAGGTCCTTCCCCAGTTATTTGTTTGCTTCTCTCCGTAACTTCTTTTGGTGTTGGCATACCTTTTGTGTTAGATTGCCCATTGTATAGTTTTCTATAGTTACTAACCAAAGTGTCCATAGTCTTAGGGTTACCTAATAAACGTTTTACATCTTTAACCTCCTTTACTTTAATTTCCTTACAGTTATTATCTTTACGCTTACCTTTTTCTTCCATTAATATTTTCTTAACAATATTAGTGATATCTGATTCTCTTAATTTTATTATTCGTGCCATAATTAATTTAATTCTTCAAATTGTACATCTAATTTTGAATAGTCCACCATTAGGGTACCTTCTGGTCCAACAAAAGATGCTGATGGTACTTCTTGTGCCATAACTCCACGATATCTTCCGTTACCATATTTCTTATTAATATAATCAAATTCATAAATATTAATACCTGATTTTGACTTTCCTACTAGATTTATATTTTCTTTTAATGTTACATCTGAATTCCATGTCCATGGATTAGTACCATTTATCCAACGGATACCTAAAGCAACGGCAGTTCCGATTATGAGCCATATGAACATAGATGGAGATGGATCTGGAGTTGTTTCTTCGATTTCTGCAACCTTCATACTCATTTCTTGTGGTGTTGGCATACCCTTTATCTTTCCTTTTTGTCCTCTACGATATAATGCTTCATACCCTCTTAAACACTCATCCATAGTTTTACAATTACCTAAAGCCTCCGCCATAGTATCATAAGTAATTTCTACACCTTTTCCTTCATAGTCACGTTTACCTGGACGTGTTTTAGACATATCTCCTTTGTTACCTCCATATGTGTCACCACCACCTCCTCCTCCAGTGTTCCATGTAAAAGGGTCTGTCCCCGTGCCCCATCCATCGTCATCAAATGGGTTATCAGGAAATTGGGTGTGCATTCCCTTAGTACTATATCTTTCTTTTATTATCTTATTAACAATTTTAGTGATATCTGATTCTTTTAGTCTTATTATTTTCTTTGCCATAATTTTTTATTTATTTTTTATTTATTGGTTTTCGTCATAGTTAGGGTTAAACGATTTTCCTATCGAGTTATCGTCCCAATCTTCTGTGTCTCCCACAGTTAGTGTGTATTCTTTTTCTTCCTGTGGTTCAACCTCTAAATCAACCCCACGTAATCTTTTATATTCCCCTTTTTTATTTTCAAAATAATCATCTAATCTTTGATTATATGGAAAACTATCTAATGATCTTAATTCTAATCTTTCTACTGGTGTAGGTGGTATCATTCTTTCTATATCCCCTTCTAAACTATCTATCTTTTGGAATACCATGTCCATTTTATCTAATTGTCCTGTAAGTTCTGTAAATTTAGATTCTATGTCACTTAATTGTTTTGCAAATTTATCAACTGTATTACCCACCTCTTCTGTGTTATTCACTAAATCCGTAACATCTATCTCTTCAACATCATCTTCTGTATCCTTTCCTGGTGCAGGTGGTGGTGGTGGCGCTGGTGTGGTTAGTGGTGGTGGTGGTGGTGGAATCGGTCTATTTCCTCCTGATAAATCAGGTTTAGGTGGTAGACTTTTCCCCCCTTTTGGAGTTCCTGTTGGTGGTGTTGCTCCTGGTGTCGCTCCTGGTGTCGCTCCTGGTGTTGCTCCTGGTGTAGGTGGTGTTGCTCCTGGTGTAGGTGGTGTTGGTGTTTTTGGTGTTGCCCCTGGTGCGTCTGGTATTTCAACTTCCCCATCTTCTTCAGGTTCAACTTCAGGTTCTTGTTCTTGGAAAGTAACCTTAAATTTTTCTTCAATGACCTTATCCAAACCATCAGCATAACTAATGATTTGCATGTGTCTTTTCAACTCTTCATTCAATGATTTCTTCATTTTTATTCGTGCTTAAAAGTTACTTCTCTTAGTAATTCCCTACCATCTTCTACAATGACTCTTTTATTTATAACTCTGGTAGACTCTATTAAACCATCTTTAGATTTTAATTTACATTCTTGGTCAACACAGTCTTCCTTAGCTATGTTTTTTATAGTTAGATCATCGCCTAAAAATTCATTTAGTGCTTCGTTTGTTATTTTGTTTTCTGTATTCATAATACTAATTCTTTTACTATAAATATTACACATCTAGGAAAACTCTATCCAGGTCAATAATATATAATTTTTTTTCTTTTATCATTATTAATTTATCGTCATAATCTTTCCAATTTATTTGATAGTCTTTATAACTTATGTTCCCAGGGGTTAGTTTATATATTTTCTCTATTAGTTTATTGAGTCCATTAATTGTAAAAAATGTTTTACCTTTCTTATGTATAGGAAAGGTATTTTTCATTCTATGTTTGAAATCTTTTCGTTGTTCGTTATCTAAACTAACTTTATATGTTATTAGGTATTTTTCCTCGTCTTCAATATTGAATACAAAGATTTTATTTGTCTCAACACCAAACCCTTTTTCTAAATTAGAATATGTTTTTTCAAGGTATTTGTTTTCAACAAAAGTACAAACCAAGGAGGGTTTAGATATATTATTATTCATTATTGTTTATATATAAATAGAAATACATTTCTATTAGTACAAAGTTAAATTGTATTTGTTACGACGTTCTCGCTTTAACGAAACCTGTCCAACCATTTGGCCAAAGTCCCTCTCCTCCGTCTTTATTTGACATTCTTCCTCTTGACCCTCCTTTACCATTATTAGAAAAGGTATTAAGATATGAAAAATATCTTACTTCTTTTGCTTTTACACCATTAACCACCTCATCAGTACACCCATTCCAATCTTCGGTAGCACCATCGGCTGGGGTATGGTTATTCCATTTCTTATCATACCCAGCCAAACCACAAACAAATTCCGGTTTACCTGAAGTTGGGTCGTGTCCCATCCAAGTAGATTCTTGTAAGGCTTTAACATAACGAGCATAAAGTCCAGGTCTTCCAGTAACTCCTGTACCAGCCCAACCATCCCACGAGTATGTTTTTTCTTGACATATCTTGTCTTTGTAAAATCTTTTTCCCATAGGTTGTTTACCCATGTAAGCCCCATCATCACTTCCTTGACAGAAATTTGATCCAGTACAATCAGAGTCTACAGTACATTTTTTACACATTTCGTCTACACCTTCTTCACATCTTGGGTGGGTGTACGCTTGAGCCGCAACATAGTCTGATAGGAGAGCATATTCTGGACATACAACTCCTGTCCAGTACTTTTGGTCATTGTCCCTTATTGAAGGATTTGGTCTCCTTTCATTTGTACTTCCATTCATAATGGTAGATATCCCTATTTGACAATCGGTTGGTAGATCTTGTCTTAGTTTTGCCATAACTTTTATTGCTAAATCTTTTTTCTTAACATTGTTATAATCCCCATAGACATTCTCCGCTTGACCATTCCAGGCTGTATAACACCCATCTACCATCATGGTATCACCTCCTGTGTATTTTGTATTTGTATAATGTGCTTCTAAATCAAACTCAACCGCCCCAATACAATTTTTACCAACTTCGGCGTCTGCAATACACGCATCGTTTAATTGTTTTACTAATTGAGGTAGACTTGGTGGTGTTGTCGCCCCCTTTGCATCCCAATCAACCCAGTCGGTTTTAGGGTCATAGGATTCAATTCCTGTTCCACCACACATAGGTTCAACATAAGATTTACTAGGTACAAAATATAACCATAAAAATATAAAAACGTTCTTTTTCGCTAACATAATACATTCTTTTTTAAGTTCATCTAAACCATAAAAACTATTTGGACTATAAACTGATCCTGTGTGGACTGGTTGCCAATGCCATGACTCCCCCGTATATTTTGTTGCACAAGTTACTTTATTCCCAGTAACAGGAGAGATTTTTCCAATATCTTTCTTATAATTTGGCCAATGAGCGTTTAGAACAAGTCCCACACTATTTAACCCCGCACCGACTACCGTATTATTTAACGCCGCTTTGGTAAGTTTACTATCCATCCACACTCCTACTCTATCAACATCACCATCTAAAACTGTGTAATTTGAATCTCCAACCCCATATGTTATATCTGGACTGTCTGATTCTACAATAGTTGTATTTGTGATAAAATTAGAAACATAAGGAACGACAGAACGCGATATCCTTGTCCCTTTGAAGTTTGTGTTAAATTCTCCCGGTGAAACATTGTGCTCAACATTTGTTATTATGTAAGCCCCATGAAACATAGGAACTTGGTCTAGTTGAAAGTATTGTAGAGGTAGGATATTCATCATACCAAAAGCATCCACACTACAAGTATAACTCCTTTTTTGGTACACATTAAATAGGTTCTGCCCTTTTAACATAGGGTCCTTAGAGGTACCTTCTTCTTTTGCCAAAGCATCTATCAATTCTAATGATTCTTGAGTTTCTTGGAATTCTGCTTGGTCTAGTGAAACTGATTTGAAGAAGTTTTGATTGTCTTGTCCAAAGGCCACCCTAAAAGCGGTAACGTTTTGATTTCTAATTTTACAACCTCCTGCAGTGTTTTCAGTCCAACATACCCAATGTCCAGTTTGTGGTATTAGAACTGGTGAAAGTCTAACATCCCCAGCACCACACTCACCACTTTCACATTTCATCTTTCCTTCACTCAATAATTCACCAAATTTTAACGCGTCCCCAAATTGTTTAGAGGTTTCCTCACCAAAATAATCAGCGGGGCAATCTATACATTCATCATCGATATCAAAACCGTCGTTACTATATTGGTAATCTGTACTATCAACATCTAGACTATCTGAAAACCCTCCCATGTACATAATATAAAACCTTGGGTTTTTATTCATTTCCTTTTCATTAACTGTTAGGAAGGGTATAAATGATTGTCTAAATTCTTCTGGTTTGAATTCTATGTTAGAAGGTAGTGGAAAGAATTCAAACTTATTATGAGATATTAAGTCGTATATTAACGTATATAAACTCATTTTAGGGTTTGCTTTAAGATTCAGGAGCGGTGAAGGGTCAATATATTTATGTCTTATATCATTATATGCTCTATCAACAAAACTGAATTGGTCAAATAACCACCCAATTTTATTTGATTCGTACGAATTTCCTGTTGTTAAATTATTCCTGAGTGATTCTTGTGGTTCACATAACCACTTATCGTGTATGTTTTTAACCGTTAAATAAGTGTCTAACTTAATGTCATTGTCGTTTAATATATCAATTCTATCAACTCTTGCAGTCTGTTGTTCCCCTGACTCCACCTTTGTTTTTAGATATTCTCTAATAGTATTTAGAAACCCATCAAAATATTTATCAGCAATACTTGTAGTTGTAACAACTGTGTTATTTTCCTTAACTCGTGCTAAATCGTCTTTGGTACCAATAAGGTCACTCCAATATCTCCATGAAGGATTTTTTATAATGACTTGTTGTAACATTAAATCTCTCATATCAGAATAAAGTTCATTTTCTACGAGTGTGGGGTTATTACTACTTGATGTTGGTTCATAAAAAACTGGAGGTGTGTAGAAGTGTGGTGGTTCGCTTGTATTCCCACCATACTCAGTAGTTTTATTAATTGGGTTATCGTAATATCTCCAAGAGTTAGCCCAATCCCCATCTACACCATCTTCCGAAAAGTAATGATTAGAATTAGCAATCTGATAATGAATATTCTTATATACCTGGTTACCTACCTGATTAAATCCTTGTATTGCGTCATTATTAACAGTAATAGATGGAGATCCCGAAAAATCAGTACCACCCCATCTAACATATCCATTTGGTACCTTTATACTTTCGGTGTGACTCGCCTTTCTAATATAATAATAAGTGTTTGCACCTCCCAAAGTTTCGTAAATATTTTTATTTAAGTCACTGTATTTAGCCTTCATGTAGTTTTGCAAATCTTCATAGGTAGATACGTCGGATCTTGTGATTTTATTAAAATACCCTTCTGTTCCATAGGTATTAGGTACCTCCCCTGAACCTTGCCACTTCATATTTGTCCAACCATTCCACAATAAAGGTAAGGTATATGTGTATTCCGCGTTGGTCACACCTCTACCTACAAAATTAGAAACATCTGTATTGGTATTATTATTTCTACTATATTTAACATTTCTCTGAGTCGCATTAGTCCATGCGGTTTGGAAGTTTGCAACTACTGAACGTTTTTTACCATTGACAGTTTGTGTATCTGAGTCTCTCATTTCTCTAGACGCAAAGTTTACTGCAAAATCGGAAGACCTTCCAGCCGACCAAAGACCTCCGGGAATTGGTAATCCAGCGTCGTCATTATACATAGTGCAGATACCTCTATTAATTTGTTCCGTATTATTGTTGCCATCTGTTTCATATTTACTACTACAAAAAGAAGTATATAACCTACTATCGGGGTCAAGATTTATTGTGAATGGTTCACTTAAAACACTTTCTGTTGTGTCACACATCATTACATTACCTGAATCGGATTTAAGGTCTGGCATTGTAGTTGTCTCCATCATCCTACCCTTCAGTGAGGGAAAAGAGGGTGAAAAAGTAAAATACCCTAACTCTACAGATTCTCCTGTTGCCCACGAAACAAAAGATTTCTTGAGTTGGGTTTTTATATAATCTGGTATGTTAAGTAACCATTCGGGTATTCTTTCGTATATTTTTCTACTTCCACTTTCTCCCATCATCCCTTCCCACATACTGACGTCCATATTTGCAGTACCAATTTGTCCTGAGGAACCGTTACTGGATGTGGTGGTGCTGTTTTTTTCTAATACTTGATCACTAGCATACCCTCCCCATAATAATTTATCAAAACCCCACGAAGAATTAAATTTGTTATTTGTACTACTCCACCCTCCTGCTATAAAATGTAATGAATTATTAAGATCACTAGGTGTTGTCCAATTATAATTTTTTCTGTGATTACCAGACCTCCTATATTCTCTTGTGAATTGTCCAAGACTAAAGAATGGTTCTGGCATTGGTCTTTCGTTTTTTCGTGGTATTTGATAAAACGCAACATTGTCTCCTCTTCTTACATTATCAATACCTCTTTCGCCACTGCCATTGTAGTTAAAGTAATTAGGCCAATCAATTATATCATTCACCTCGTCATGTCTGTACAACAAAGACCCCAAGGTAAGAAGTACGGTTTGTGGTAACTTAACATACCCACCTGCTGTTTGGAACAATTTTCCTAGGTTATTTTTATCAAATCTACTTGCTTTATGGGAATGGTGCATATACGACAGACTAAAGTATTTCCCGACGTTGTTAATATACAAATAAGCCAATGCTATATCACTAGCCTTTTGAGCACTAGCAATAGCAGAACCATTATCCTTCAACCTCTCAAAGTAACCATTTGTATCAGCCCCTTTAGAATAAAATCTTGACTGTGATGAGGTATTATCAACCTCCACTCTTGCTGTGTAACTCATTAAAGTTCCAGAAGCTTCATTATAAAGTTCATTATTTATGTCATTTTTCATCCACAAGGCGTCCTCTAATAAGAAAGTTTGTGAATCTGTAAATGGTATTAATCTACCCATTGCTGCGTCTGAACGAAATTTTGTTGAATCAGTGTATTGAACACCGAAAGGACTAAACTGGTCGGGTGTAATCCAACTAGCGTTTTTCCCATAATTAACCCCACCCTCAACAAGATTATTATCACCTTCTGTAATTTTTTTATCCGCTTCAACTGAATCATAATAAGAGTAGAAATCCCACCCTAACCATTTTACCCAATTATAATCAACGGTCCCCATTGGTCCTAAAGTGTATTTTGGGTTTGCAAGTTCTGTAGGGGCACTTCCTGGAAATTGCATGTAGTCCTTTGGTACTCCTTGGAATACTGCTGTGTTTTTACCATACCATTCTTCCACCGCTCCTTTTAATTCTTCTTCTACTTCACCCTCCACCCGTTTAGAAATGGTAATACTCTTATTCTGGGAACTAGTAATCCAAAAATCTGGACACACAGTTGCGGAAGAATTGGTTTCTACAGTAGTACATGGGTTATGATAGATACTTCCACTTAGTTCTACTTCTACATTTGGTAAGTAGTATCCGTAATTATTTTCGATTTGTTGACCTGATTGGTCGAGGTAATTATTCCCGTAATAACTGTAAGTACCTGCTACTATGTTTCCAGTCGTTGATTGTGTCACCGGTGTGTTATTACCAAAAGTAGTAACCATGAATTTACAACCCTTAGTACTTTTAACCGCAGAATTCTCACAACCAACCCCACTTCCACTAGTGTTGTATCCGGCAGCTTCATATAATTTCCAAGCTTGTTGTCTAGCGGTAGCTCCTCCAACATCTTGTTGTATACTATTTCCAGTTAATTTCATGTACAATTTACTAAGTCTAGTATTTGCACCGTCATCTTCTATACCTTCAATTAATGTTTCAGCTTCCATTTTACCTAAAGCGGTTATAAGTGCTTTTCCTCTT